CTGGTGGAGGAAATTATCTTTTGTTTTCGAGAGAACTACTTGTTCATAAGATGGTAAAGAAACATGATATCATACTGTGAATGTCTCGAAGAATCAACTTGTATTTTAGTAGGCTAAAAAGGGATAATGATTTTGAAAAACAAGAAAAAATAATAAATTTAATACCTATAATTAGAAAATATTATTCATTTAATAATATTAAAGCAGTTGGAGAACCTGAAAAAATTAAACGTCCTTGGTTATCTATTATAAAACAATTATGTAAAGTAAGATACAAAATTACAAGAAAAGATTATCGTATTTATAAAGATGATGGTATTGTAATTAGAACTATTTTATATCATTTTCAGGATATTTGAGATTCAATTATCTCAATCTCTTTTTCATATAATTTTGATAATAATTCTTTAATAAAATCTTCACTATAATATTCTTCAAAAATTTCTTTTAATATTTTCTTCTTTTCAAGATTAAATTTAATTAATTCTAATCCCAATATAACGATATCTTTATTTAAATTTTTATGATCATTAATTATTTGTGGATATAGATATTCAATTTTGAATTTCCAAGAATCATGTTGATTTAAATAATATAATTCTTGTATTTGACCATCAATCACACGTAATTTTTCTCTATACAAATTATTTCTTCTATTATTTCTTCTATTATCTTCTTCTTGTATTTTCCTATTTTCTTGTAATTTATTTAATTTCTTCATATCTTGAGATTCTTTTTTAATTTTAGGCAAATCATCTATACAAATAAAATCTGTTAATTTAATTAATCTATTTAGCTCCAAGATTTCTTCATATATTGAATTAATTTTAATTGTTTCATTTTGTATATTCTCATTATTAATATCTTTTAAATAATCTTGAATTTTTGATTCAATACAATCTTTTATAAAATGACCTGATTCCCCACAGTTAAAACATTTATCTGATGCACCTTTTATCATTTGATTTATTAATTTAATTTGTTCATCAGATAATTCAATTTGACAGAAACTACCTCCTCTTACATTATCTATGCCTTCCTTTTCCATATATTTCAAAGTATATTTATCTTCATCGTAAGAATCACAATCAGATATTAATTCATACACTTTTATTGGTTTATATATTTTTGTCCATTCGCTACCATTAGAATTGAAATGAGAATCTAATCTTATGCCTGGATTGTTAGTTTTACCTATATAATATTTGTTTAATTCGAGTTGTAAAATATAAATGAATACCATATTTATCATTATTAATTTATTAACTTCTATTTTTATAAATAATAATAAATCAATTTTTTATTAATATTTCAATGCGTTAAATTACTTAAAAGAAAAATGGGGATGACAATAATTATCGTAGTGATTGGAACCCAAATACAAAATTACTTTATATTGTAAGAGATGATTATTTAATAAATGCAACAATAAATTGTTTTTCTATCGATGATAATACTGAAATTATTGAAGGATTCACTAAATATAAATGGTTGAAATAGGCGTTTTAAATGTTCAAAGGTGTAAAACAACTATTTGAAAAAGATAAGTTGTGACTGATTATAAGCTTTGTATCGAAAGAATCACCCACAATCAATTCATACCACAAATTATAGCAATATTATCATAATCATTTGCACATGGGTCCAGCAAATATCATGAAGAAACAAAAAAATGGAAATATAAAAATAGCCAATACCAGTAATTTATATGGTAAAAATACAGTATAACTGAAACATCTGAAACATTTATCCTCTTTATGTCTATCCTCTAATAATATCTTGTTTTCTTCGTAAGATAAAAATATATTATCATAAATATCTTCTGCAGAACCAGGCATATATTTAAAATATAACTCTTCAAATTCATTATCTAGCATCATCAAAAATTCCATGGCCAACGAATTTAAAATCATGTTTTGAATGTCAGATTCTACAAAAACAACCCATATATTAGCCCCGTATACAACTAATGTAAAGGAGAATTCTTGGAATGTATCCAATATTGAAGTAAGGCTGCTCACTTTATTCATTTTTTTAAGACTAATGCTATTTGTAATGTTGTCCCATAGGAAGAAACTCCTAACAAAATAAATAATACAAATTCCACAAATCATTAGTTTATTTTCCATTGTATCTGTGCTGTTACAGATATTACCGTCAAATGTTTTTACTTCGTGAGCAACCAATGCTGCAAATAATAACCACTGTGCTAGGAAAACCAAAACCGGAAGAGCCATCACAAGAGAAAATATGTGTGAACAATATATTTTATTATTTTTTTTTAATTCTTTATTAAGATAACCATATTTTAAATGATATTTAAATAGACTGAACATACCGAATGAAGGCGACCCTTTCACTATTTCCTTCTTGTCTTCATTAGTTGTTTCTTCTTCTGATATGATTGGAGAACGAAATCCAGGGGATATTTTCTTTGCATGTTCCCCTCCTAATAGCAAATGATCTAACATTTTCATTTTAAAACTCTGCCATACCAATGGTATGGCTTCACACACATGAGTACAATAAGATTTTTTCTTTTCTCGTTCTGCATTTTCATTATCCGAATTTGTAAATCTACTGATATTATCTGTAAAACCATTAGTTGGAATTCTAACAATCATTTAAATAACTTATTAAAAAACTTATTAAGTTATTTTATTATAGTTTATATCACCCGTTCATTTTTATATTAAACAAATAATCATTATATGTAATGTCGATTATTAATCTTGATATTAATACATATCCGCAATTATTTAAGGTTTCTCTCCAGAACAAACATAAATACGGTGAAGTTAATACAGATTTTGCATTGGTATCCAAAATACTATCTCTTATTCCAGAACATAAGTTTAAGAATCCAAATCTTACATGGCTAGACCCCTGTTGTGGCTCTGGATACTTTTCTATTGTACTTTATAAACTTCTTGACAAGCATCTTCCTATTATAGATGCTGAGGCAAGACACCGTCAAATTATTAAGATGATTCACATGGTAGAAATAAATCCTGAACATATTATTGGTCTTAAAACATTATTTGGAGAGAAAGCGAACATTAAATGCGGTAATTTTCTTACCATAACCGGTAGTTATGATATGATAATTGGAAATCCACCATTTAACAGCAATGGTATCGTAAAAGTACCTACCAATAAAAAAGTCAGTAAAAAAACGGATGGTATATCCATATGGCAAAAGTTCATTAAAAAAAGCATTGATTTACTCGAAGGTGGACGATTAACATTTATCACACCATCTCTTTGGATGAAGCGAGACCATCCCATGTACCAGTACATGATACAGCACGATATCAAAAAAGTTCACACGATGACAAATACCGAGACAAACAAAGCTTTTCATGGTCATGCCCAAACACCAACCTGTTATTTTACTATGGTAAAAATAACAACTAACAAACAACCCTTATATGTACCTATATATGATAAAACTATTAAAAAATATGTGAAATGCGAATTACGAGTCAACAATAAATTCATGTCTCTGCCATTATTTGCACAGTCCATCGTACAAAAAATACTAGTATTAGTCGATGTTTACGGCAGCATCGATGTAATTAAAACGAGCATGAGACCAGATTACAAAGGACTATCCGTTAAAAAACAACCTGACAAAGAACATTTGTTTCCGAACATATCAACTTGTATTATAAATGAATTGCAGCCACAGTTAGTTATTAATTACTCAAACAGAGAATGTGTATATGCCAATCGACCAAAATTGGTATTAGCGCATAAAATGTATGGGTTCCCTTACTATGATGCGAGTGGCACCTATGGTATTTCTAACAGAGATAATTATGTGATTTTGAACAAAACGCCTGAAGAATTCACAAGGTTAAAGCAGTTCTTTTATACAAAATTCGCTTTATATGTCTTTGAGTCAACTCGCTATAGAATGAAGTATCTTGAGAAATATGTCTTTGAAATGATACCAGACATTACCAAAATTCCAGATTTCCCATCAGATATAACTGATGAAAATCTTGCTACATATTTTAATCTTACCACGGTTGAAAAAGAAGCTATTGAAACACACACCAAAAAAACATACAAGAATATAAATTGAAACCTAATTTAAATGCACAAATTAGGCAGTATAAAATGGTTGATACCAGCGAAAGATTCTACATAGGGACAACAAGATTTACCAATAACACTTATAAAGAAAACTCTGACTGGAGAGAAAGATTTAAATGGAATGGTTGTATTTACGGTTGCAATAAAAAAATGCCATTAACCATTCCACATTTAGCATTAGTATTTGTCATAGAAATGAATAACGATACCAACCAGATTATGGGCATCGGGTTGGTTAGAAATTATATTAATTCCAAGTACAACATGTGTATTTACACATCAGATACCAATTATAACAGATACATATACAACAGCTCTTACAGGAAAGACAGGGTGGAAATTAATAAAAAATTATTAGCAGCATTGGAAATTATCTTATTTAAAGGCAAGGGTCACTATAAAAGAGGCCAAGGTATTACTACCATTCCTTGGAAGAGATTCGGTGGAAGCGGCGCATATATTTATAAATTATTTCAGAAATTATTTAACTGAGGGTGGTACTGGAATCGTTGTAAATTCTTCGTCAATAATGACACCATTTGAACATTTTATATTTTTCGAAATGAAATTATAGTCAAGCATTCCAACAGACTGCGAATAAACGCAACTTATATTTGCAATTTGCTTATTTGCATAAATTCTTACTTTGTGACATCTTTCCAAGTTTCCAATACATGTTTTAATCAAATCATCCTTGGATACATTACCAGACAAAATAATCTGCTGAATATCGTTTAAGTTTTCTAGAAATATAGTAGCGATCAATTCGTATACCTGCAATTGTGCCATTTTTTTCTCTCTCATTTTATCTCTTTTCTCAAGTTGCTGCATAAGATATTCCTCGGTAATTTCTTTACATAGATATTTTATTCTTAAATTACTATTATCAGAAGCGTTCTGACAAGCTATGCGCAACCGATTTAATTCAAAGCGTTGGAAATGAACACACCCATTGTGTAACCGCATAATACTTTCACTAATGTTATTTCCTTTATAAGGGTCCCCTGTGATCGCTTTGTTTAATTGTCGTCGAAACTGCCAAGAACCTGGTAATCCACCGCAAGCTTGAGCACCGGGAGTTTGAATTGGAGCTGCTCCACCACCTTCTCTCTGCCATTGATAGAAGTGAGGGTTATGAACAACGCCATTGACTCTCAAACCAGATTCCCAACTGAAAGCAATGTGGCATTGGGTACACCACATTTGATCACAATTTTTAACAGAAGTAAAATCAGCAAGAATAAATTCATTATCTTTATCTACCATAAACCCGTAATATGTACCAAATTCTTTAAATGACACTTGTATACTTGTCTTGAAATAGTCTTTGTTTGGTTTGCTATCATTGCATTTTTTCCTAGATATTACAGTTGGAATCTCCGATAAATGTTCGCCAGATATATTTATACTGCATTGGTCTTTGTAATCTTTTAATTCATCATAATTGGGTACTTTTACATCGATCTTTTTTATAATACGCATATTAACTACAAATCCAAGCGAACTTGCCAAAGTGCATATTTGTTCGGATAACAATTTATTCACCTGGATAATGGTAATTCTTTTCCCATCATTTGTCAAACATCCATCCGTATCGACAATACCTGCCAAAAGTCTTAATCTAACGCTTCTCTCATTCATCAAATAAGATTCTGGTATATGTTTGTTATGAAGTAAATCGTATTTTTTCAATTCATCTTTAAGAGGACATGTGGAATTGCACGGTTTTACAGCACTTTCGTATCCAACACTGGTTTCGCAAAGACTAAATTTAGTTTTTACACAAACCGGACAATCTGTTTCACTACCAACAGCTCCCCTTTTATATCCTGTACCCTTTCTCCTTACTGAAAATCTATAAGGATTAGAATGTACAATTTCGCCATTATTTTCTAATGCCCATTCCATCCATTTTTGTATAACTTCGGTATCATTTCCAGAAATCCCAGAACCATCGCTATAACCATCGCCTAGCCATGAGCCTAAAATATAAGGATCTAATTCGACAGTTTGCGGTTTCCAACAAATATTTTGGCTCTTAAAACCATAAAGTCTTTTCTTAATTGAATCGCTTAATTTCAAATAATTATCTACTGTAATTCTCACTGCCGATTCATCAATATTTTCTATGATTTGATTTGCCTGTGCGAGTATATTGTCATAATTATCGGTCGTGTAATGGAGTTTTTTACTTTTAAACGCCATATGTGTTCTACTGAACCAAAATACTTTAATATGAGTTTCGTGAATAAATAATTTTTTATAATGTGTGGGTTTTAAAAGTAGGGTATGCTTACTATTAACAGTATAAGATGATCCTTTAGTTTGATTGACGGTATACAACTTATCATCGCCATTAATAGTATCTTTAACAATTCTTATGTTGCCGTCTGTGCCAACTAATTTATCCCCGATTTTAATATCTTCTACCATTTTTGTTTTACCATTCCATAGTAACACGCTTGTCCCTTTTGCAAAACAGCCTGCTATTTTAAAAATTGGAATAGCACAAGAAGGACAATTGCGAGTTTCTTTTTTGATAAGTTTAGCACTTTCCACATTATTTGGATCACATTCATGACCACACTCTTTCTCTTTACCCAATACATCTAAACATTTTGGACAAGTCCAGGTAGCACAAAGACCACATTTCCAAGCAGAAGACAGGAACCCACGACAACCTTCTACGCCACATTTTTGCTTAAATACGCGTTTTTCCTCCTTTTTACCAATTTCTCCTCGCTGAAATCGTTTAATATTTTGTTTATCCGTGTCTATTTTTGTTTTTATCTTGTGATATTCTGCTAGTATATTTTGCATTTTTGCATTGTCAACGACGATAGTTTTCTTCATACTGTCAATCTTCAAATAATTTTCTACCGCAGGCATTGTTTCAGGCAATCGTGCTTTTTCTTGCTCTAAAAGCAACTTCGCCCGATGTGTTTTATAATCACCATTTACGAATGACCGTAAGGTATTTGTAACAAGGAACTCCCTATTCCATGTACATTTACAATTGGTACCCATACAATGTGCCTGTTGTGTAGTATTTAGTAAATACCGGCGAACACAAGTCCGACAAACATCTAAATTACACTGTGGACAAGATATGCGTGCTCTGACAGAAGTCGTGAACTCTTCCATGCATACTTCGCAATTGGAGGATTGTTTGGTTTCAGAACTCATTATGTTTATGTTATATATTAATTATTATTAAATCTTTTTTCTGTTCAATTTTAGTAGTATCTTTTTTTCACTCGTTTATATATATATGACAAGTCTTGCAGTACAACCACGACAACAATCGACTAATCCAATTGCAACAGGTACACCAGGGTTATATTTTTATGTAAATAACAAAACCACCCCAAATGATCAACGTTTACGAAGATTGATAGGTGCTGTCGGTAATACTGGTTCATTTACCAATATTAGTACCGACCAATCTGAATATCAGTGGGCTTGTACACAAGTAAGAAAGGCAGGGGGAAATACCGGATATGCATGTGGTGGTGTAATAGGGTCGAATTTCTTTGATACAGATAAGATGTTATATACAATCAATTATGTAATATTACTCATAACACATCGCGATGAAAGCTCTATGGGAACATCATCGGCTATAAAAGCAAGAAGTGGTGTAACTCCTGTAGCTACTCATGGTTTTGTAGTTTTAAGAGATTTGACAAGAGTTACCAACGGGATTTTTCAAGCGATTGAACAAAAAAAACAACAGAAGGCATATCCTGGGTCTGAATATTTTGACCAATTAAAAGCTTATTTAACTGATGAACCAATGTTATATATTGAGGGACTCTGTGCAAACAAGGCAGCCGGTCGTGGAGCAGGAATGCATATGATGGATCTAGTGCATCGGATTGCATTAGACACGGGGCCTGATATATATCAAGGATGTAAATTATCAGCCTTAGTGTATGTCATTCAATTCTATTTTAGAAAGTTTTCATACAGATTTCGCAAAGGGTGGTATGGTGATGGTGCTACAAAAAATCTTACAGCAGAAAATCTTAGGTACTTAAATAATATGGTACTAAGACTCCCGCGTTTGCCTGAGGATGATGCTGCCTATGATTATACACCCTGGGTTGAATTTCTAAAACTTCTTTCAGTTACTGGATTTAATGCTCAAACAACACAAGAGCAAGCTGCAAGAGTATTAACATTACGTGATAGCATCAAACATCTCTTTGATGAAGATGGAAATATCTATGCTGTAACTTCAAGACTAATCGAAGCTCTAAAAAATTTGGGTTGGGGGGATCAAGGTTATAAAATGTATTTTTGTTTTTATAATGATCCCCTTTTTGGTGTTGATACTTTTGCATACTCAACTCCTTTTACTCAACAAATCATTCAATCATATCTTGCAGCTTCGGGCAAAAACCCTGCGCGCAAATCTGCAACAGGTGTGACTGGACTGATCCATAAAGTACAAGGTCAAACAACAACACGAGAGGTACAAAGTATGCTGAAGGGTGGTAGAAGACGAAGAAAACGAACTAAAAAAAAAGCACTAAAAAAAAAGCACCGGCGCACTAAACGAAGAAGAAAACGCAAAACTCGTCGTAAAAGAGGAGGAAAGCAGAAACTATCTAATAAAAAGTGCAAGATATTGAGACATCAACATTCAAAATTAACACATCATGTCAATATGGTAGGAAAGGCATTACAGGTTCAATGTAATTAACCCAGTTTTAAAGGAAATTTATAATTATTTTCTTTAAACCTTTAAAACGCGGGTTTAACAATAGAATTAATCTTTTTTAATATATATATATCCATTTTTTACCTTTATGAAGAGTGAATAAATTATCTATTCTTTACTTATTCCTTACAATTATACTCTGTTGTTTCAAAATAGTTCATGTTTAATATATTGATTACATATAGCAGACTGGAATGATAAATTTTCACGATGTTGTGAAAGGATAATTTGACCATCCATTGTTATTCTGTTTGCCAGATAAGTTTATGAATTGAAACATTTTTATATATAAAATTAAAAACTTATTGTTTAATATATGTCAGATTCACCCGATTTCAATATTACAAATTATTCATTAGAAGATTTAATAGAATTAATAGGAGCCGGTTCAACCCAGACCCAAGAGAGTATTAGAGGTGCTATAAATAATGCTGTGAAGCAATTTGAAGCATTGCAAAATTCGGACGCTGTTACTTTTTTCAAAGAGGTTGGTGAAAAATTATTAGAAAATTTTGGAAAATTACAAGATATCATAGATTCATTAGATCAAAAAGAAGAATCGGTGTATGATGAAAATGTTTCCGAAAACGAATATTACAATAGTGAAAATATCTCGTCTTTACTAACAGAAGAATTGCCTAACAGAAAGGAAAATGTATCTGTTCTAGACCCAGAAAATCACATGACCCAGGGTCAGGGTCGGCTATTAATTCCCAATGTCCACAATGTTAATACTACTCAAGGTAGCATGAATCCTACCTTGAGAAATACTTATTTAAACATAATTAATGTCGACAGTCAATATAGAGAAATTAAAAGCGGTAGTGTCAAGTGCTCTGGTATAGATGATAATACATCCAATAAATACTTAGGTACAAGTACCGATTTTACATTTGATTTAAGTGAACCGATGCATAATGTAATGTCTATAACAGTTGGTAGCATTGAAGTTCCAAGAACATGGTATCCTTTTAATGAACAATTTGGTACAACTAGTTTTGAAATAAATGGTAAACTAGTTACTATCCCCGAAGGATTTTATGATGACCCATCTGTATTGGAGTCAGTTATTAAATCGCAATTAATAACAATCGACCCTTCTTGCAATATAGATATATGTGGTAATACATTTAAAACAACAATAGATTGTAGTAGTAATTTTACATTAAATTTCATACCTGATGTTTCGGGATGCAATCTTAATAATTCGGGGGCGAAAGTTGATCATAATTTAGGTTGGCTTTTAGGATTTCGACAACCTCGGTATCCAATGGTCGCTGGTGGAGAGATGAATAGATATGCTAGCGAGGGATGTGTAAATACTTTTGGAACCAGATATCTGTTATTAAAGGTAAATGATTTCCAATCGAACCGAGTTACTGGTGGGATGGTATCTCTGACAGATAATCAGGAAAAATTTAAATTACCAAGTTACTACAGAAAGATAAAAGCATCAACGCCATTTTGTTCTACTGATGAGAACGGGGTACCAAATCCACAAACAAACACTGACCCGAGTGGAGCTATTCTACAGCGACCCAATTCCGGAGGCGTTGAAACATTTGTTCGGTCTTGTAGAAAAGGGACTCAAAACCCCAATTCTATTATAGATGGTAGTAATAATATTACTAATGCTCAAAAATATACCGCACAACAAATTGTAATATCTCGGAAAAATAAATCGCAGAATCGGTATTTTGCACCGACAGATACTGATATTTTATTGAGATTTCCTGTAGACAAAAATTCTGATAGAAGGAGACCGATAATATACGGCAATGACGGGACTCAAACACGCACATATTTCGGACCAACTACATTGAAAAGGTTAAGGGTTCAATTGTTAGATGACAAAGGTTACCCTGTAAATCTAAATAATATGAATTTTTCATTTTCTTTAATAGTAAAACAATTATATCAATATTAACTCACAGTACAACAAAAACAACATTCGTTTTCAGACTTTGCATTAATTTTAGTTTGAGATATCATCCCCCTTTTTATACCATGTATTTCATTAATATTTTCCAGGTCAATCGTATTATAAATTTGTTCATTTAGTTTTTGGTAAAAAATATTAGTGTTGGTATTGTTTTTAGCGCTTGTTTCATAATAAATCATGTTATTTTTGTCAGCAAATGTCTTTGCTTCTTGATATGTTACCGACCTTGTGGATTTATCTATTTTATTACCTACAAGCATCAAGGTAGGATAATATCCAGATGTACCATTATTTATATTAATTTGGTCTAGCCAAAAAGAACATTTATTAAAAGACGATTTTCTGGTGACATCGAATACTATGACTGCGGCTGCAATACCTCGATAATATGTTGAAATAATGGAAGCAAAGGAGTCTTGACCAGCAGTATCCCATATATGAGTTTTAATTGATTTATCATCAACTTTAATGGTAGTTGTAGAAAAATCAACACCAATTGTGGAATTATAGTATTCATGGAAATCATTTTTAGTAATACGTTCGGTAAGAGCAGTCTTACCGACATTAGCATCTCCTATAAATATTATTTTAAATAAATAGTCATATGACATCTTATATTATAACAATAAAATATATCAATAATATAAGATGTCAAAGATAATTGATGATTATGGTTACAGAATTAAAATTACACCAGAAGAATTCGAGGCAATAACCCTTGTGGATAATGGTATAGATCCATATCTAAAACTGAAAAATAAAACACTACATCGCGATGTGAAGAAAGAATATAAACGACGATTGGTTATTAATATATCCTCTTTCATGAAAAAATCATCGAAAAATAGACAACTGGTGTTTAAAAATATACATATTCGTAAGAAAAACACGCGCGATAAAAACACAATCCGCTCTAACAGGAGTTATTTAAATAAAGTTGATTGGAAGAAATTAGACAACCTATATAAACAAATACTACAGATTGGAAGAACTAAAAAAAAAAAATTTCCTAAATCTAGAAAAACTAGGAGGCGTAAAAGTTGATTATCCAAACAAAAACTTATCTATTGTAGTTTTAACGCAAAATATACGATGTAGTATGATACCTGACATAAAACAAAAATACAGAATAGTCAAGTAATTATACTTTCCAAAGACCACATGTATCGAGTAAGCTAACAGACATGTCAATAATACATCAACTATTGCAATATTGGCTATTCTAAATCGATGAACTCCTTTCCCAGGATTACCCAGTGCATTTCTATATTTACATAAACCAAACATACATTATGTTAATATAATAACGAAAATTGCTTTAAGATAACACTATTTTAAACACTAACGAATGAATATAAATTGTGATACCATGTGGACGATTATAAAAGATAAGCAGACAATTACGATGAAAATGTGCATTACAACACAACCTGACATTATGATAGAATCGAATTTATTAATTTCTCTCCAAAACAACACATATAATACAACATTTAACAATGATACCTTTAATTCCAATACTACGGTTTATAATAATACGGTTTATAATAATACGGTTTATAATAATACGGTTTATAATATATTTAACATGACAAACAATACTATTTATCATTCCATTGAAAATAATACCGTACCATCGCCATCATTTGCAACGCCATCATTTGCAACGCCATCATTTGCAACGCCATCATTTGCAACACCATCGATGCACATATTATCGAATATTAGAGGCAGTCGCAGTACATCGCCATCTCCTGTTTTCAACAGTTCTCACGATAACATTACATTGGATAATATATCACCTTCGTCCACTAAAGATGAGTCTGTTATAATGCCTGTTTTGGCATTATCATCAGGTATAATATTAACGTTTGCATTGTTAATATCATTATACAAACGCCAGCTAAGAACCAATAGAATCCATTCTTGCACACCATTAACTAGTCATTACAATTATGACGAACCTGGTAAAATATCGGTAGTCAAACCGGTCGTAAATACCGTAACCACTAACATAGGACGTCCAAAGGATTATATTATAGAACAGTTAACTATGGCAAAAAACTCAACACCAACAACCCAGAGACAAATTTCACGACCCAATTCCAATGAAGCGGGGGGTAGTAAATAATCCATGATTGTTCAGGTTTTTTTCCATGTCCACTTAATATTTCGCTTAAATGTACCGTCGTCGTTTAATTCTTTTATGAAAAAATATTTATCCTGATCTTTTACTTCACCGGAATAAAGTGTCTTAACAGTTAAATTAGGTATATAAATTTCTTCTCTGTACCAATTATAATGAGCACCCAATCCAGGATAACTATTTGAATCTTCTTTTATTGTGTCGACCTTGTATATGTCTAAACTTGGTTCTCCATGGAAAAATCTTATGTTTTTCGAGTATTCTTCTCCCAATTCTTCGGAAATCCCTCGCGTCATGGCTTCAATGGGGGTTTCCCCTTTATTCATTTTTTCTCGCATATCATCATTGCCTTTCATTTTTGGACGCGGGTCTTCGGATTGGGTAATATTATGATGAGATGTTTCGTGTAATAAATATTGTTTCGCTTGACTATCATATATTTTCACTGAAACAGCGGACACTATCCTTTTTATTATACCATTAATCATGGCCAATTTTGTTTCGCCTTTTTGAATCTCATTATAAAGATTTTCAACCGTCTTTGATTTTCCATTTTCCCATTTTGTCGTATTAATACCTTGTTCCTTTAATTTTTTTTTCAAATGTTCAACATTGTCGGGTATAAATTCATTGACACCACCGCGTCGTGTTCTAGAGCGTCGTGTTCTAGAGCGTCGTGTTCTAGAGCGTCGTGTTCTAGAGCGTCGTGTTCTAGAGCGTCGTGTTCTAGAGCGTCGTGTTCTAGAGCGTCGTGTTCTAGAGCGTCGTGTTCTAGAACGCCGTGTTCTAGATTTTGAATTCTTTTTGATTTGTCGCTTTATTGACATATATATACGTGTATATATAAATGCCAATACTCGAGTTAAAGTAGTTGCTAAAAATGAATGATAATTTATTACATCGTAATAAATTCTAGGATTTGAAAGGAAATTAATAATTGAATCCTAATAATTTAAATATATCACGAATCATAATTTCTTGTTCAATGACACATTGTGTCATATCTTTCTCGAATTTTTGTATTTTAGATCTTATTCTATTCCAGTATCTCTTGACCATTGGGATAGTATTTTTAATTTTTTCATACACTTCTTTATTACTTAAGTCTATCGAGTCAGTATTTAATATTAGTTTAAAAATTCTAACAGCAAAATCAATATTTTCCATATTTTCAAGACAATTATGTATAAAAATAATAGGTTTTCCATTAATGACCTCAAGATGTAGGTCTTCTCTGCTGCATATTCCAGATTTCAATGATAAAAATAATCCACATTGTATGTCATTATTGGTCTCCATATCGCGATAAAATTTATCAATCTCAGGCTTGGTGACATTTTTCTTGTAATTTTTTGTTTCGATGAGCATTGAAAAATCTTTCTCCTTCATAATAAAATCTCCCCGTCCAGTTTGTTTATGTGTATCTTCAATTTCAGCGGTTGGAAAGCGTCTGTTTAGTTCATGGTGAGTAAATTCTTCTCCAGCCTGTCCTTTTATGGTAGAATGTTTTGTTGTTAAAATACAGGCAGTTGTTATTTCGCGCTCCTTTTCGAGTTTCTTCTCATAATCATTTCTAATTCTTTCTATTTTTGATTCCCAAAGTTGTTCCTTTGAGAGAAATTTACAATAAAAGTCATCATTTAATGATTTGTACAATTGTGCCTTTTCTGTTTGGTGTAAGTTGATTTTATTTTGCATTCTCTCCATATTATTATTTAATGTAGTAATTTCTCCTTTAAACTTACTCTCAGTCCTGTTACGAACGCCTTCTATTATAGCGTCAACTTCACTTTGTTGTGTTTTAATGAGTTTTTGTGTCTTGAGTTTTTCGAGTTGTATTTTTTCTTGTAAAATAATAAGTTTCCCTTGTTCTTGCGTTTTAACTTGTTCGAGGCGTTCTTCCCATTGTGAATTATCCCATAGTTGTTGTTGTTGGATTCCCAATGATAAAAATCGCATGCCTAGTGCAATAGCTTTTAGCTTATCGAGTCGACTAAGTTTGATAAAATTTAATGTATCAGGGTTATTTGGAAGGGAAAAGTCAACTAATACTTCATCAGTATTCATAATATAGGTATATTATTTAAAAACTTTTTATATGGGTTGTGTAATAAGGATAAATGAATTATTTTTTAACTGGAAAGAATATAGTAGAAATGCTAAGAACAAAGGATAAGGAACGGTCGGATTTAATATTGGAACCAATGCAAGTAATGGTTCAACTAACATTGTTGGCACATAGTCCTATAGGAACTAAGATTAGTGTAAGTAATAATATTTTAAGTATACAACCACCAACATGGACCCAGGGAACTATCAGGTGGTGGAATAATGATAATAAAGATGATTTGTATTATTTATTTCATGCAATTCGTCGATATTATAAGTGGTATAAAAGTCAGGATGATAAAGTATATAAATATATATTAAAATGGGCAGTAAAAGGCTTGGATAAATTATCTGAAACCTATAACAAAGCGGATAAAAATAATATAAGACATACTTTAGCATTGTATAAAAATGTGCTTGATTTAAAAGCAGACGAGATATTCAAGGATAATAGCAATGATACGGTTACTATAGATCAAGTATTTAAGGAAATTACTACTATTTATGATCAAAAATTAATGCGAGTAACCTATAATTCATTATTAATTTTAGAAGAAGAAGATAATACAATATTTAAACAAAAAATATTGAACGGTCTAACATTAATACTAGAACCAATGAACATTAAAATTCGCAAATGGATAATGGAGAAAATGGCATGTTAATTGTAGATGACAATGTATGCATTTAAACTAAATGCTAAACAGAGCCACAGTATGTAAGGTATAAGAATATAAGCAGCCAATTTGTTAATGTTGAAGTATTTTATAAAGGTTGCTATTGAAAATCCTAATATTAGAACAATATCTAACAAAGCCAATTTTGGCATATTAAGCGTAAAGAACAGCGTGGTCCATATCAGATTGAAAAACAGTTGTATATTGAAATATGTTATCGCGGAACAGTAAGGATAACATTTTTTGTTGGTCCATACTGTATAGGTAGAAACACCCATGAAAATGTATAAAATAGGCCAAATAATTCCGAAAATATATCCAGGTGGCGAAAAAGGCGCTTTTTTAAGATTTCGATACCATCGATTCATTTATATATACATAGTATATAAATGAAATTAAATACTTTGATAGTATTGGGGATATTATTTTTAGTAGTATGTGGCTGTTTATCCCACACATTATTAGAAAGTTTTAGAGGAAGAGGTGGTCGACGCGGAGGTGGTCGAGGAGGCGGTGGTCGAGGAGGCGGTTGGCGTGGTGGTCGAGGAGGCGGTTGGCGTGGTGGTCGAGGAGGCGGTGGTCGAGGTGGAGGATATTTGCATAGGTTCAGACGCAGGGGTTATGGGGGATGGAATAGAATGCCTGCAATATGGGGGAATATGTGGCCTTCTCTTTGGTCTGCTCCATGCAATTGTAAAAGAGGATGCACTCCTGATGGATGTGCTTTTCCAGGCACAGGACCTGATGATTGTGTGTGGGCAGCGGATTGTAATTGTTGTGGAACAAATTATTATACATGAGTTGAAAAAAAGGCACTAAAAAAAAGGAACTCATGTTTTGTTTAATAAAAGTAGAGGAGCTTTTCAAAATTGGACAAATTATAAATGTCCAATGTGGAAATCTGTGATTTATTTTTGAATCAAAAATTGCACAAAACGCAACTTCTTTAGATGAATGTAGTGTGAAAACATTGGAGTTTTGATTTCCAACCACTACATCGACTTTTTTACAAATTTATTTTAAAAAGATTTAAGCATATTTTTTGTATCCATATATATATGCAAAAAATATGCACAAAATTTCACTGTAAAAATTGTGACTATAAATGCTCTCGGAAATTTTTATGGAAACAGCATCTTAAGACCAAGAAACATAATGGAAACATTTGGAAACATTTGGAAACGAAAAATATGCACTTTTGCTCTTGTGGGAGGACCTACAAGACTCGTGGCGGACTTTACAAGCATAAAAAAAACTGCGCCTACACTGTAGAGAAACCAACATTTCCGACAGAAGCACCGACAACAGACACGAATTTGATATTACAGGCAATTTTGAAAGAAAACCAGGAATTAAGAAAGGAAATGAAGAATATCAAATCAAGTTATACAATAAATAACAATAATCAAAAAATTAATATCAATGTATTCCTGAATGAGCATTGCAAAAACGCTATTTGTTTAGAAGATTTTATAAAGAATTTACAGTTAAGTCTTCAAGATGTGTCAAAGACCGCTAACCTAGGATTTACGGAAGGTGTCTCGAACATCTTAATCAAAAACTTAAATAACATGCCTGTAATACAGAGACCAATTCATTGTTCTGATGTTAAAAGACAAAAATTTTACATAAAAGATAAGAAAGGGTGGTATATTGATATAAGCAATCAAAAAGTAGACAAAGCTATCGAAGAGGTATCCCATAAACAGTTTCATAAAATTAAAGATTGGCAGGAGGTAAATTCGGATTGGTCATCTAATGATAAGAAACTAAAAGAATGGCAGCAAATGGTACAAAAATTATCTGGACCTACCAATGACGATGACATGGAAAAAGAAACAAAGAATATAAAAAGAAAAATAGGCGAAACGACTGGTATAAAGGAAGCAATGTCTACAATGGGGTAACCAAACCACAAATATTATCGAAATTAAAAGGACATTAATCTCCCAACATGTCGTTCTATACATACGAATACTCTTTCCTTATTGATTTGACGACCATCTTTATAGCTATCGGAATAATTTGTTTTTCCATGAGGTATCCCACACCTTGAAGGAGTGACTATATCTTCAATGTATCGAAACAAATTATAGTGAATTAAAATGGATCTTACAAAATTATAATGCGAATTACATGTCACAAATATTTTTACACCCTTTTTGTAGAGTGATTTCATAAAATCGACAACACCTGGCCTGAATAGACTAAATAACTTCTTCTCATCCTTTGTAAGTCTTTCCTTCAAATATAGTTTGTTACCCCATTTATATTTTTCTTCTAAATTAGAAGAAAATCTTTTAGCATCATAATCAATACTATCAAAAGAAAAACTATTAAGGTTTGATTTAGTCAACACTTTCCAACAGTTAATGATAATATGATAATGTTCCAATTTACATATCTTTCCCTCAATAATATCACTCATTAATTCCGATGTCAATCCTTCCTTCTTTTTGACCAATATAGTTTTGTAGCCATATTTTTTGGCTATATTTATATGAACATCATTATAATCAATGTATAAGTATGGTAAAGTTGGTAAATCGGTCGACTCCTCATCATCACTTTCCTTATCGCTCTCAGAATGTTCAGGGGTGACAGTTTCCTCATTTTCGAGAACTGTCAACGAAAGTTTCTCATTTTCCTCTTTTTTGGACTGTTCTTGTATTGATTTTCTTTCTTTATATCGCTGTACAATTTTTTTTTTAAGTTCGGACATTATAATATATTTTTATAATATTATAAAAATAAATAATATGGATATTTATTATGAGTACTTGTGATTTTACACTGCAAACCGATTTGAGTTCTATTAAATATTGTGCAACAGGAGTATTTTATGTGTCGTTGGATTTATTTAGATCTATGTTTTTATTTTCCGCCCCAATTACTGATTGTTCGTTGAACCCAAATCTTCTTAATGACTCACAAGCAGATATTTCATATTGCGTTTTATCAAATTTATACCCTAGTATAAACCCTGTGCATGCCATGATGGGGTCACCATTATCAGAAGGAATCATACGAAGAGATTCAAGTGCTAATCAATTGATTAAACATGATTTTATATTTTATTTATCGGAAAAAATATTCAATAATGCATCATCAGCTTTTTTAGTTTCGAATTTACAGGAAATGAAAGCGGGAATTGAGGAAATGGGGTGGGTATATAAAAATAATATAGAACAATTATTGACAACAGCATACAATAATGGGATGGGAATGACAAACACGATAACTGATGAAAGTAATATAGTGCGAAGATTGTTAAAACAACTAGAACATTCTGACCCAGGTAGGTTGATATGTGTACCAAATGATATTAACAGCGGAATAGTAGATACAGATGCGTTGCAGTCAGTTCCTTTTATCGAAGGGGATTCAATATCTATATTTTTTACTTTAGTTAGTTCAGTAGAACCGAGAAAATATCGCCTCATTTTATATTTAACAAATGATGCTGCAAAATTGAATACTAATATTCACCCAGCAGACAGCTTGATTCATTATTCCGAGTACCAAGGAAATATTACAAACGATGGGGTACCTTAGATATTATTCTTCCTTTTTAAATAAAAAAATACTTCATTTTGTAGTATTTTTTTTGATATTTATCCCAGTCCAAACTTGAGTCGCCTCCTAGAAAATTTCCAGACGATGGTCAAAAATCGGCTATATTTTCCTTGAGGTCATCCCCAAATATAGTATAAAGTTTATTAAAGATATGGGTTATAAAAGAGTCCTCCGGCACCAGTATTTTCGGTATAATGAATATATTCAAGTGATGTGGGGGGAAAATATGGTGTCCCTACAGATCGGTATGAGTGAGAATTAGGCTGCCAGAATACAACTGTTAGAGGGTCACCATTTGGGTACAGCCATGAAAATGTTATGCTGGTAACACCTGAGACATCGACCGTATCGTTGGGTGTATATTGATGTCCATTCACATCCATTGATGAATTATATTGATTATGACTGATATCAACAGCGTTTAAAGCATCTGTCTTACTAAGATAAAGAGGATAATAGTATTTGTCATTCAGCGGATTTGTACTAGGGTCATAGTGATTAGAAGTATATACATAATATGTAATGGAAGTGTTATTAATATCACGCTCATAATCAGATAAACTGTCGCTGTCGGATAAGGAATAGTCGCTACTACCACCACCTAGTTCACAATTATCACTATCGGTAGCAGTATCAGTTGCGGTAGCAGTGTCCGTTGCCGTATCAAGACCACGCGGTGTATCATCTCCAGAAGTAGCTGTGTCTGTTGCTGTATCTGTTGCTGTTGCGGTAAGGTCATTTGGGTCTCCTTCACTAGTACCTTCTGAGCTATGTCCTTCTAAACCAGAAGTTGTACAAACATCTGGCTCTGGTGGTTTTGGCATTAACCCTTGTGCCACTAAATCTCGAATGACTAGCGCCATTTTTTCTGCTTCAAACATCAATGTATTACCATAACGATTAATATATTCGCGATATTGAATTTTTATTTGCGGAAGAATAAAGGTGGGAGTCGCTGAAGTTTCAAACAAAACATTTGAAACGCTCGATGAAGAATTTCGTTCTGTAATATATTCATTCAGCAATTCGCTGTTATTTAAAATTTCTGAATCTAATTTTAAAACTTCAATCTGACCTTCAAGTGTAATAAATGATTGGTATAATAATGTTGATTTCCGCAGACCATCAAGTGTTTTATATCCCCAGGAAACAAATTGTCGGAAGCTTTTATAATTAGAAATTGCCTCATCTGTCATTTCACTAAAGCATGTGGCACCTGGAGATGTGTCAAGAAACTTTTGAAATGCCTCTTTTTTGAGGCGATATAATTGATTAGAAATATTTTCGTGCACGGCAAGAGTGTATTCAATGACAAGGTTGGAAAAGTCGCCTCCTCTGAAAAGTAGCAAATATCGCTCAATTTTGCAAATAACCTGTTTTTCCAGAAAGTTGTGATAAAGCGTTGAGATATCATTTAATCGTTGTTCATACAGCGGTATTACTATATATTTTCCTATATATTCGATCATGGTTTGTTGCGTTTCATTTGATTTAACATTCAAATTATTTATTATTTCGCTCCAATTATTTTCACTTTCCACACTGTTTGAAGCTAATGTTTGGATAATAATATCAAGTTTATCCATAGTTGTATTTGTCCGTGTATTCATACTTACATCCGCAGCCGAAAGTTTACTGGCGATAGTAGTCATTGCTGCATTCGTCTGAGCGTTCATGCTAATATCCGCAGCCGAAAGCTTGCCTACCATAGTATCCATAGTAGCGTTAGTAAGAGCGTTCATGCTAATATCCGCATCCGAAAGCTTACCTACCATAGTATCCATAGTAGCGTTAGTGAGAGCGTTCATGCTAATATCAGCCGCAGAAAGCTTGCCTACCATAGTATCCATAGTAGCATTAGTGAGAGCGTTCATGCTAATATCCGCATCCGAAAGCTTACCTACCATAGTATCCATAGTAGCGTTAGTGAGAGCGTTCATGCTAATATCAGCCGCCGAAAGCTTGCCTACCATAGTATCCATTGTAGCGTTAGTGAGAGCGTTCATACTAATATCAGCCGCAGAAAGTGTACTGGCGATAGTAGTCATTGCTGCATTTGTCTGAGCGTTCATGCTAATATCTGCAGCCGAAAGTGTACTGGCGATAGTAGTCATTGCTGCATTTGTCTGAGCGTTCATACTAATATCCGCATCCGAAAGCTTACCTATCATAGTATCCATTGTAGAGTTAGTGAGAGCGTTCATGCTAATATCTGCAGACGAAAGCTTACCTATCATAGTATCCATAGTAGCATTAGTGAGAGCGTTCATGCTAATATCCGCATCCGAAAGCTTACCTACCATAGTATCCATAGTAGCGTTAGTGAGAGCGTTCATACTAATATCCGCAGCCGAAAGCTTGCCTATCATAGTATCCATAGTAGCGTTAGTGAGAGCGTTCATGCTAATATCTGCATCCGAAAGCTTACCTATCATAGTATCCATAGTAGCATTTGTGAGAGCGTTCATACTAATATCCGCATCCGAAAGCTTGCCTATCATAGTATCCATAGTAGCGTTAGTGAGAGCGTTCATGCTAATATCTGCATCCGAAAGCTTGCCTACCATAGTATCCATAGTAGCGTTAGTAAGAGCGTTCATGCTAATATCAGCCGCAGAAAGTGTACTGGCGATAGTAGTCATTGCTGCATTTGTCTGAGCGTTCATACTAATATCTGCATCCGAAAGCTTACCTACCATAGTATCCATAGTAGCGTTAGTGAGAGCGTTCATGCTAATATCAGCCGCAGAAAGTGTACTGGCGATAGTAGTCATTGCTGCATTTGTCTGAGCGTTCATACTAATATCCGCCGCAGAAAGCTTACCTACCATAGTATCCATAGTAGCGTTAGTGAGAGCGTTCATGCTAATATCCGCATCCGAAAGCTTACCTACCATAGTATCCATAGTAGCGTTAGTGAGAGCGTTCATACTAATATCCGCAGCCGAAAGCTTGCCTACCATAGTATCCATAGTAGCGTTAGTAAGAGCGTTCATGCTAATATCAGCCGCAGAAAGTGTACTGGCGATAGTAGTCATTGCTGCATTTGTCTGAGCGTTCATACTAATATCAGCCGCCGAAAGCTTACCTATCATAGTATCCATAGTAGCATTAGTGAGAGCGTTCATACTAATATCCGCATCCGAAAGCTTGCCTACCATAGTATCCATAGTAGCGTTAGTAAGAGCGTTCATACTAATATCCGCCGCAGAAAGCTTACCTACCATAGTATCCATAGTAGCGTTAGTGAGAGCGTTCATGCTAATATCTGCATCCGAAAGCTTACCTATCATAGTATCCATAGTAGCATTAGTGAGAGCGTTCATGCTAATATCAGCAGCAGAAAGTGTACTGGCGATAGTAGTCATTGCTGCATTTGTCTGAGCGTTCATGCTAATATCTGCATCCGAAAGCTTACCTACCATAGTATCCATAGTAGCGTTAGTGAGAGCGTTCATACTAATATCCGCCGCAGAAAGCTTACCTACCATAGTATCCATAGTAGCGTTAGTGAGAGCGTTCATACTAATATCCGCATCCGAAAGCTTACCTATCATAGTATCCATAGTAGCGTTAGTGAGAGCGTTCATGCTAATATCTGCATCCGAAAGCTTACCTATCATAGTATCCATAGTAGCATTTGTGAGAGCGTTCATACTAATATCCGCATCCGAAAGCTTACCTATCATAGTATCCATAGTAGCATTAGTGAGAGCGTTCATACTAATATCTGCATCCGAAAGCTTACCTACCATAGTATCCATAGTAGCGTTAGTGAGAGCGTTCATACTAATATCAGCCGCAGAAAGTGTACTGGCGATAGTAGTCATTGCTGCATTTGTCTGAGCGTTCATGCTAATATCTGCTGCAGAAAGTGTACTGGCTATAGTATTCATTGCTGCATTCGTCTGAGCGTTCATGCTAATATCAGCGGCAGAAAGCTTGTTAGTTATAGCTTCCATTGTAGCATTCGATTGTATATTCATGGCAACATCTGCGATTGATAATTTGTCTGATATCGAGGACTGGTTTGCGTTTAACTGGTAAATTAAACCAGTTAATACATTCCCCAATGTTGTATTTTGTAGAGCCTGTGCATCGGTAATGGCTTTGCTTAATGTATCTAATCTTTCGGCAATTAGTTCGGATGCATATGCTGTAGCTCTGGCTGATGCCTCGGAAGCAGCTGCTGATGAAGCAGTGACGGCATCAGACGTCGCGGTATCAAAGCGATTTCCACTCATTTACTATAAGTGCATATTTTCTAATTTCTAATACTACTGTATAATTTCTCAAATTGTAAAGTTAATGAATAATTCGAATTCATTAAACCAACAAGATCTCCAAATTTATCTATTAATTTAATATGCAACTTTTTAATGTTTACAGGACCAAAATACTCTCTTGTTTTTTCTAGAATATTAATCATTTGGGTTTCATGAAATTCCACAGCATAAAAATTAACACTTACTTTCATTCTAGCCAACAAAGATTTTGAAAAAAAATTATTATCATTTAAAATAGAACTCAAATTATCATTATAATTTCCAACAAAATCATCCACATATAAAAACATATAATCACTTTCTGCATCGGAATATGGTGTATTTGCTTCAAAATATCCATTATATGTAATATTACCCCTTGTTAAAGTATCATCAAAATTAATTATACGGCCCTTTGGTTCTCTGAAACCAAGGGCCCAGCCAAATGATTTTATTAATTTTTGATTATATGGATTTAAATTAATCGTATAATTTATATTGTTCAATGAAGCATCCCAATCAGCATGTGGTGTAGTACTTAATCCATAATTGGGTGTTGGGTTGAATGAAGTGGGTGGTTTATTATCTGGAGGAGTTGAATCTATTGTACTAGTAGAATAATAAGAAGCCGTCCAGTTCCGAATTTCAATTAATGTTTTGAATCTAAAAAAGAATTTACCCGATATATTATCTATACCACATGTTAAGAAAGAGTATTCATTTCTTTGCGAATCTAAAACATTGTTAATATAGGTAATAGTGGTTAAGAATGAAGGAGACCCATCTACTAATATTATTGATAACGGTTCAAGGGTTGGTGAAGATGTTATCGTTACAATGCATTTATTGTTGCCTTGGGCTTCTGAATAAAGAGGGAAGGAATTTGGAATTTCCGCAGCAATTAATTTCATACTAATGACATTTTCGATTGGATTTGGTAAATTTATAATGAAATCTGTGCTATTTGGATACAATGACAAGTCTCTAAATAGTGTATCCAATGAAATAAGTTGTGTAATGGTTTTTCTTTCAACTGGGTTAATACTTCCTAAAGGATATTTTAGTGGGAATGTCGAAGTTGTAGACGGTTCTTCGATTTCAATAACATCATGGCTAGTGACGGTGTTTGATTTTTGGGGAAGAGGGATGTGAGATAATCGGTTTTCTTCGTTTATTTTGTCGAGAATGACATTGTAAGCTTGGTTTAAAAATGAATCCAGATTTTTTTTTAATGTGGTATCCTTGATTTTGTTAATTTTTTGCATTTTCATGCGATGTTTTTCTTGAATATTATCTAACCGTGGATTGTCGATGTCAAATAATTTCAATAGGTCTTCGTAATCGTATTCACTAATGTTTAACTCTAAATGACTCATACTTATAGTGTTATGTGATTTATTTATACAATATTTAAATTTATAATTATTTTAAATGTTGTTTAATTTTTTAGAGTGAGTCTGATTTTATACTTTCTACTATTAACTGGATTCTTACCGATCGAATGATTATTACTGGTCGCTCCAGTGTCGTCTGCGTTAAATGTTGGATGGACTTCAACTGTGAATACTATAATATCATCCGGTTCAAGAGGCACGTTATTGACAACCCCTGATGCATTAGTACCTCCACTCGCATCAAACGCATCGAGAGCCTTCGTACTCCTAGACGCACTGGCATCCCCACCGGGCTGATGATTCAAAATCTGAGTAAGAGCTTGGTGAGCAAAATTCTTACTGCTTCGAGAGCCTGCACCGCCAAGTTCGTTGGAATCATCAAGTTTTGTTTGAATATTTTCGTTTAATTTATGATAACAGCCACCAGAACTGTCTCTAGTAATATCTGTCAACATGGCTGATTCATTGCTAAACATATCAACACTGCCGAAGGTACCGAAAATATCGTTCGCGATATTAAATAGCAGCTCACGACCGATAGAATTTTCTCCTTCAATGGCAGTACCAGATGATAGCAGTCCTGAGGACAAAACCGAAGACGGATCCTTAATAAAATTTGAGTTATACCATCGAGCTTTGTTAGTACCGTACAAAATATCAGTCGAAGATATGTCCATGAGATTAAACGATAGGTCTAAATCATCAGTAGTGGTTTTGTAAGTAAATAAATTACTCCAGTCCCCTTGAGACTTATACCAGTTTAGGTCAACTACCACATTACTATTACCGGAGGAGGCGTCTGTAAATGAATGTAGTAAAGGAGTATTAAATGTAACGGTGCTGTCGACCGCGAGTTGTCCAAAATCGAAAGTTAAAGGAGGCATTGTTATAACATAACATAATATTAAATATTATAAAAAAAAAATAATATAAATTTACTAAATAATATAATATAAATTTACTAAATAATATAATATTAAATATTTGTGGTTGAAAAAACACTCATTTTTAATTCATGAAAAGTAGAGACATTTTGTGTTTTGGACATTTTAATATATGTCCAAAATGATAAATTGAGTATTTTTTGTGATAGTTTTTAACGCAAACATTTGTTTGCTATAAGTTTGTAGGCTTCTAAACAAAGAATATGTATTAACCCACTAGAAGATTTTAATGCATGTTGTAAACGAATTTTTAGGTGTTTTTGTCCTATTTATATAGAATGGAAAAACGCAAAAATATTATTGTAAAAAGTGTGAATATACTTCTAGTAACAAATATGATTTTAATCGTCATTTATCGGAGGCGTTTACAATATATTAGTCAAAAACTAAATGATTTATCTGCATTGAAATGTCCGATGCACCGACTTAAAAAGACAGAAATTTTATGTGAACCTAAAGTTATTAAGAAAAATATAGGATATAATATGGGGTATAAAAGATGATAAAGTAGATTAACATGAACCTAAAAAAAGGCACCACAAAGCTAAAAGATGCAGAACTAAAAGAAGATAATACAGTAAATAATATTACAATATTATATATGCGTGGCTGGGATATAGGATTGGCGATTCTGATAATGTCAATAATGATTGGGTACATTTTTAATAGAGGTCTAGAACCATTCAAAAATCCTAAGGGATATTTATATTTATTATTAGAAGCTCCTGGATTTGATGTCCCTGAATTAAATGTGACAAAACAGATAATGAATCCTTTAGTTGCTCAAGCGAAATTTGATAAAGTAGTGGTAGTTGCAAATTCTGCTAAATATAAAGAACCATCGGATGGTAGTAAAATGACAGATCAATGGGATCATCAGATGGTTAAAGATTTAGGATTAACAGTAGAAAAATGGGTATTTGTTTGTTGTGACTCAAGTGTAACTCCTGCAACGAGATTAATAACTAATTTATTAAATGAATTTCCTGATATTAAAGGATTTTTGATTGATTCAGAAGATGGTACAATACCATCTTTCGTGGAGGTATTTAATAATTTAGGTCCAAAATATCAATATGCTATAGTGGGAGGTACTCGAAATTCATTACCTCCACAATCCAAATATGGGATAATGTTTGACAAATTTTTTAGCGAAGTATATACCGAAGGAACCAATGAAATGGATAGACAGTTTTATGATGGTATTTCTAAAAAGGTGGATGGGGCGATGTGTGTGTCTATGAATTCATCAAGTGTTGTTAAATTTTGGAAAGGGGTAAAAGATGTTCTCGGGGCGAATGAATCCATTGTACCAACTGTGTGTGGGTCTGGAGATTGTCAAGAGTTATTATTTGGAAATGATTGTTTTGATGAAAGATTATCAGGTAACAACATTGGTAGCTTGTTGAATGGGAATACCAGCGGAAGAAAGAATTTTGCTATTTGGTATGGTACAGGACAACAATTTTCTTGCGAGCCCGCCCAAACATGTTTAAGATTAGATTCTACAAATTGTATGACAAATAAAAAATGCATATGGAATCCATACAAAACAAACCCTAATACACACAAACCTGGCATTTGTTCTTCAGTTCCTATTAATTGGGGATGTTCTACTACATGGTAGTAAATTATTTTACAAAAAAAAAATATATTCTTAGATTAATGGGAGGAATGATATCAATTGCATTGTCATATAATATATGGAAAAAACATATTACAATTGGTGAAGATAAAATTGTTGGTATGGGGAAGGGTATATGGACAAACGACTATAAGATGTTGGATGAACAATATTTAATGAAACTAGAAGATGAAAAAATAATATGATATAATATAAATCATATTATATGGGTTCAGTAATGTCTAAATTTTGTGCATGTATATTTTGTTGTTGTCCGGATAAAAATTGTCAAGATTGCGAGAAGCAAAGGGTGGAAATAATTTATAATCAAGTTAGAGATTTAGATGAATGTTTTGATACTAATGAGTTTATTTAAAGTATTAATTGGAGAGAAATTAATAATAATAGATTTTATAAGTATATTTTAGTTTCAGAATAAAAACTTTTGAGGATACATTTTGCTATAAATATATTTCTCTCCAAATTTGGTGAGAAATACGAAGTTTATGCCTAAACAATATTTAGGCTTTAGGATTATTTAGTATATTATCGGTTGATTTAAAGTTGATTTGTTCTGGATAGTTGATTAAGTTTTTCCATAAGGTGATTTTCATTCATTTTTTGGTGGATTACCTAATTTGGTTACACAATTTATACCATCTTACATATTTTAGATATTCAAGAGTGATTATATCACGTTGGTTAAAGATATATAAAAAACATATTTCGCTTCGTCTATTGAATGGTTCTCTATTTGTCCTACCCAAAACTGGATACTTCCTCATATCAACCTTAAAATATTCATTCCTCTAATTTGTTGTTCAAAAATTCTAATAAATGCCTTTATTAGAATTTTTCCACAAAATCCATAATTTTTACCTGTTTACACAAAATTACTTTACTGTACATTTATAGTCATTTTCATATCGAAGCATTCTTTTATGAGATTGGTTTGTTTTTCATATTTTAAAAATATTTTTTTCAATATCTTTCTCTATTTGAACTTAATATAGATACTGCATCTATAAATATGTAAAACAATCCCTTTAATATTTTAAATATATATTAGAAAAAGAAGAACATTAATTGCAAGTTTGGTACCATAAATGGTGCAAAACTTACAATTAATGTTATTGGTATTGAGAGCATGTAAATTCAACATCTTTAGTTAATATTCTTTTGCCTACATAATGGTCTGTAAATTATTAAACCAAGTATATAATTTTAAGAGCATAAATGGTCTTAAATGTCCATTTTAAATATTAACGACTTTCTCTTAATGAGAAAGTCGAAACAAATAAAATAATTACACATTCGAGACCATTAATGCTCTCATAAGACAAGGTTTTTAAAAATGTTAAGTGTTGAAAATGTCCTGGAACTTTTTTAAAACACTACTAACTTAAAAAAAAGCACTAG